CTGGACCACGCCCTTTTTCTGTAAAAATGCGGATAACAACTGCGCCCCGCGCATTATCAACGCTAGACGTAAGCGTGGGCTCGTTGGTAATGCCGAAAGTAACATTGACGCGAACGTATTCAGTGGTGGTGTTAGGTGGCGTGGCAGTGATGTTGTCAAAATAGACTGGGACTGCTGGGGATAAATTGTTGAATGCGGTTAGCAAGGGGCCTTCGACCGCAGCGCGAATAGCTTGGTAGTTCATCAACCGAATCCTTTAGGTTTAAATGTACCAAAACCTTTTTTGGCGCCTTCGCCTAAATCTTTTTTGAGTGCTCCGCCGTTTACGTAGGTGACATACCAGTCGAGTGGGGCTGTGCTGCGATTTCGTTTTGCGCCGCTTTGTAGCTCGCCACGAAGACCGCCTTGTGGTCGAACTCCGTATTCGAGACGATCAGGTCTGATGGTGCCCTTCAAAAGTTTTTCTTCTGGGTACTCGTACTCAACTAGGTCTTGTGCTTGGTCTGCGTAGCTCATACCGTTGACAATGCGGTACAGAGTGCCTGCTGTAAACCTTGTTTTTGGTACGTTGCGGCGATCGTACACGTATTGGCGGCCTTCACTGCGATGACCGCCGGGCTCCGTACCGGAAGGGAGTGCGTACCAAGCGGAGGAGAATTTACCTGTCCAGATCGGGCCTCGCTCGGACAGAGAGTTCATGATTTCGACTGCTGCGTCCTGCGCAGCAGCGACTGTGGCTTCCTTTATGTCGTTTACCAAGAATTTGATGTCTTTTTTGGCCATTACTGGGGCCTCACGATTAGGGAGTGGTAAACCGGGTTGTCGCCACGATAGGTCGTGATTGAGATGATTTTTGCCTCGCGGGTGGCGCCATCTTGGGTGTACTTGATGCGGTCAGCCTCGCTTGGGTAGTAAGTGCCAAGCTCGGTGGTGCCAAGGATGATTTTTAGGTCGGTGGATTGGTAGAGACCTTCGGATTCGCGAGGTGTGAGGCGGAGAATGACCCCTTTTAGGCTGACTTCGGTGTCCGCTCCAAAGATTTCTCCAGTGGCTGGGTCGTAGGTGCGGGGCGTTGTGGTTTTGATATAGGTGAGGTTTTGACCCCACACAGGCATCAGAGAATTGGGGATGGAGGCAAATGTGGCGTCGATTAGGCCCATGTCAACCTCGGAATAGGCGGACGGCGTAGTTTGTGGCGCCGCCTAGGCAGTAGGGGCCTAGATAGGTTTGCAGCCACGGGTAGAGATCGAAGATGTTGTTGACTAGGCCGGGGGTGGTGGAGCTGTCCTTGTACTTGACCTTGAGTTCGCCGATCTCTACTTCGTCGTAGAGGCCGGTGGTGCCGGTTGTTCCAGTGATGGAGTTGGGGTCGTTGGCGAAGGCGCGGGCCAGTTCGTAGGTTGCGACTTTGATGCCCTCGGGGATCACGGTGCAGACCAGCTTGATGCCGTCAATCTTGTAGTCCTTACGCGGCCACTTCAAGGCTTGGGTTTCGGTGCAGCGGTTGCCGTAGAAACTCAGTGCGTCGATCCAGCGCGTGGCGGAAATCAGGGCGCGGTTTTTCTGGTCGTCGGTCTTGTCGGTCCAGGTTGAGGACTCTGGGACTGTCTGGAAGTATGTGTTTGCTTCGGCCAGCGTCACATAGCTGTTGGCCGACGCGCCCTGCAGAGTGGCATCAATAGTCGCGGCCACAGTTAATACGCTCTTTTTCTGAGTTTAGCCCCTATACGTTGGCTAGATGATGCTGTTTTTCCGGTCAGCAGTGATGCGTGGTATACGGTCGCTCCATCCATTTGGAGTTCGGCGCTGCGTTCTAGGTGGTCGCCGTAGGGGATGTCCTCATGCCAGCGGCGATTATTCTGTGAGATGTAGAGACGTACCAGTTTCATGCCAATTCGTAAGGCTTCTAATGCTGAGGGCAGCGTAAAGCCTGCAGCACCCAAAGAAAATCCTGCCCTTCCCGGTGAGAAAATTCGCAGACTTGAAGATGTTGCGCTCGAAGTTCGACGCCTTCGTGAAGAGGAAAAACTTGATCTGACTCAGATTCGGGAGAAACTTGAGGTGAGTTATGACGTGCTGAACCAGTTGATTTTGCAGTCGTATAAGAGTGTGATGAACACGCCTGTCGTGTTTGAGGTGCAGGAGAAAATTCGGTTGGGGATTGAAGAGTGACATAAAAAAGGCCCCCGGAAGGGGGCCATGTCGTCCGGTCGGTACGGATCAGGAATAAGCGGTGGTATCGAACGGGGTGTTCACCAGCAGACGGGCCACGGGGACCATCTTGGTGGTGCTGAACACCAGGTTCCAGCTGGCGGTGTTGGCCAGGTTGCCGGTGGTGGCAGCGTTGGTGGGGTTGTCGCCGGAGGCGGCCCACTTCGTGCCAGTCACGTGGTAGCCGTAGTGGTAGTCCACTGCCAGCACGTCCTGCATGGACAGGATGTTGCGGTCGGCGGCGAGGCGGAGATCCTGTTGGATGCCCTCGGAAACAACGCCTGACTTGAACAGGTAGACCGGGTACTTCACCGCGTGGGTGGCAGTACCGCCGGTCAGATAGGTCAGTTGGTCGTCGATTACGACGCGCATGCCTGCGAAGAAAGGCACGTCGGTCGAACGGACGCCCACGCCGCCACCACCCCAAGTCACGGCGCCAGAGGCGGCCAGTGCAGAGGTGCTAAAGGTCAGCATGCCTACCTGTTGCAGGTAGTAGGCAACGTTCGAGTGCATAGCGATGCTATCCATCTCGTCGCCGCGCTCACCCAGCACAGACTTGGCAGCCACAACATTGGCAACCGTCAGGTAGTTGGATTCGGTCAGCGAACCAGGGACACCAGCCAGAGTTTTGTCGGTCTGGTTGGGGCCAAGGACGCCGTTGCCGGTGATGCCGCCGAACAGGCCCAGCAGGTGGTTGGACAGGGTGGCGGTCTTCAGCTTGTTGATCGCAGCGGTCAGCTGGTCACGAACATGGCTCAGGGGATCAGAGCCGGTGCCGAGCTTGCTGAGGTCGTCGGCTGCATAGGCGAAGCCACGGTGCAGGATCGTCATGATCTGCTCGTCGGCAGTCACGTTTGCCGGCACCAGGTAGCCGCCACCGCCGCCCCAGGTGCTGTTGCTGAGGATTTGGGTCTCAGTCGGGGCGATCGGGTCAAAGAAGGGCACGCGCACGCGGGTGCCGCCGGCGCGGGCGTCCAGGGCAGCGTTGCGCTGGATGATGCCGCTCTGGATCCAGCGGGATTGCTCGAAAATTGCCTCCGAGGTGTACTGGAGGAATTCGGGGCGTGCAACTAGGTTGGAAAGGAATGTACCCCCAGACCAGTTGCCATTAAAAGCAGACATTGTGTAGCTCCGGTGGAGTCGTTGTTAGCGGTTGCCCCACAGGGGCTTATCGTCCGGCCTCAGCTTTTAGGAGACGTGCGCGATCGGGATCGCTAGACAGCATCACCATCTGCTGTGTGATGTTCCAGCCCTCTTGTGACCAAGGGTTGGATTGACCGGGGAGGGCGGTGGCGCGGGCACTACCTGCGACACCCATGCCGGCGCGGTTCGTAGCAGCAAAGTGATGCTCGTAACCGCTGCCGGGGTTTTTCAAGTTGGCGATATACTCGCCAACCGGAACTTCGACACCTCCGACGACAGCCACAGGCTGACCATCTTTGGTGCGAAGGTTCTCTTGCACTAAACGATACAGCTGATCGGGGGCAAGTGCACCAGCCTGCGAAAGTTGTGTGATTGCGCCTGCTTTAAGTTGCTCTTGCGTGAAAGATGTCTCCATTGAGGAGATCTTTGCGTCGCGTTCGGCGAGTTGCTGCTTTAGGTCCGCAACGGTGTCCTGGGCTTGCTCCCAGAGAGTTTTGAACTCGCCGGATTCGGCAAGTTTCTGGGTTTGGGCGCTTTGTTGGGCGCTGCGTAGTTCGTCCAGCTGCTTCTGGAGTGTTTCGCGGTTATCTCGGTCTTTGCGGCGTTCTGCAATAAGCTCCGCGTTCTTTGCTTTGATTGCTTCCAGTTGGGCTGCCAGATCGGAGCTTTCAACCACAGGTTGAGCTGCAACATTCTCCACAGGAGGTGTTACTTGCTGTTCTTCAGGCACGGTAATGTGTTACACGAACATATCTAGATTAGCACTTAAGAATTAGCTGCTTCTAGGCGCTGGTTCATGTCGGGGGTTCCAGTGTTCTCGGCTGGTTCGGGCAGGGCGAGGGCGTTTTCGGTGCTGGCGGCCAGTTCGTCCTCGATGTTGATGTTGTCGGGCAGGATTTCGCCTCGGCGGAGGATTTCCAGCAGCATTTGGTCGCTGATCTTGCCCAGTTGGTTGAGTTGGGTGATGACGGAGATGTCTTGGCCGATCAGGCGGTAGTAGTCGAAGTCGCGGTCGATTTTGATTTCAGGGGGTTCGATGCCCACGTATTGGGCGGCAAAACCGTAGGCCTGGTTTAGGGCGCTCTCCAGTTCTTGGCTGATGATCGAGAGCACACTGTTGGATTGGGCTTGGTCGATGCGCTTGGCCTCGGCGGATTCGGCTACGAATTTCTGGCCGAACAGTTTGGTGACGCCCAAGGTGGACATCTGTTGCTCCAGGGATTGGAGTTCGGCCATTTGGGCGTCGAAACTGGTTGCGTCGGCTTGGACGTAGTACGCCTTGTTGCCTGGTTGCATGGCGATGGCGTAGTTCACGCCCATCGTTGCGCTGCCGGTGGTGTCGTCCCAGCCCTCTAGGACAAGGGTGGGCATGGCGGCGATGTGTAGGGCGTGGATTAGGTCGGCTTGGCGTTGGTAGTGGGTGATGTTGAGGTTGGCGATGTCCAGCAGGGGTGGCAGGGAGCGCAACATGCCCCGGCGGTTGCTGTAGATCGGCACCATCGGGATTTCGTCGAGGCTGTAGCCGCCCGTTTGCGTGAATTCAACTACGTCTTGGCCGAGGGTGTAGAGGTCGTAGCGGCCGGGGTAGATCACCCGCATTTGCTCGATCTGCTCTTCGCCGAAATCGTTTAGTGGGCGGGTGGTGTACTCGTGGATGCGGACCTGGGTCAGAGGGGAGCCAGGCATGGTGTCGGCTTGGCGCCAGCCCCAGATTTGGGGGGCGTCCACGTGGATGAAGTAGGGGCGGCGGCCTTGGGCGCGTTCTTCTGCCAAATTTGCGGCGCCCATTGCAGCTGGGTAGTCAACCAAAATGGCGCTGTGGCCATAGGTCATGCTGCTGACCAAGGCACGGCGGGCGTACTCGTTGATGTTCGAGCCGATGCCGTCGATGTTTTGGCTTAGCTCCAGCCAGTAGGGGTCGCCCTCGATGTGGATGGGTTTGCGCAGGATGGCGCCAGCCGCTGTTTCGATTAGGCGGCTGGTGTAGGGGCTTAGGACGCTGCGGTCTACGCGGGTTTGGTATGCGTCGTCGTCCTCGCGGGGTTCTTGGGGGAGGTATTTCTCGCTCATGTCGCGCAGGTAGTTCGTTCCACGCGTTACTGCAGCCATTACGCTCCAGTCGGCCATCATTGCGATGACTTCGAGGCTGCGGACGAACGGCGACTCGCTTACTACAGCGCCGGTTGGGGGGATATTGCCGCTGTAGACCACGGTCGGACTCCTACTGTGTACTTATTTTGGCACTAATCATCGTCCTCTTCTTCGTCTGGGTCGTCTATTGGTACCAGTACTTCGATGCCTTGGGAAATTTTGCTTACGAAATCGCCCAGTATTTGGGGGTTTTGGGGTGTCTTAAATACAAATGTGGCGTGGGTTAGCCCGTCTTCTGCATCTATTTCAATGTGGATGCAGCCGCCACTTACTGTTTGAATCATTAGCCGTGATATGCAACACCGATGTGGGGAATCACGCTTGGTGTGCCAGAGGAGATGGAGGCGATGCGAAGGCGGATGCGATTACAGGGTTTACCTGTATAGAAATAGATGTATTGGCCGTTGGAGTTGATTGTTTTGCTGGTGTCGATGGTGAACCAGGTGTTGCCGCCGTTGAAGTTGGTTTCGAGGGCGAGAGTGAAGTTGGCGCCACCTGTTACGACGGCGGCGAAGGTGAATTCGCTGCTGTCGGCATGGACTTCTAGGGCGTCATTAACTTCGGTGAGGGGGGTGGATTCGTGGTACTCGACTAAATTCGTGCCACGGGTGATGGTTAGGGCCACTATTTTCTCCGTTTTTTGGCGGTTTTGGCGGATTCTTTGAAGGCTTTGGCCGTGGGGGCGCCTTTAGATCCAGGGGTGCGCATTTTTTCGCCGCTGCCTGCAGCGATACGCTTGCGCTTAGCGTTGATGTTTGCGTAAAGGCCTTTTTTGGGCACTATTTGTACCCCTTCTTGACCTTCTTACCCGATTTTGTCGTCCCCTTTTTCATGCTCATGGTGCGCCAGGAGAAGGTATCTACCAGACACGATAGTTGGTTTTCCCCAGAGATTCTGGCTTGGCCAGGTTGAAAGTTTGTAGGCACAGGTAGCCGAGAGCGTCAAAAGCGTGATCCACGCCCAGGTTTTTGTTGGGGAGGCCGGTGTTTGGGGCATAAGTCAGGG